GTTGGGTCTAAAAGTTCCAAGTCAACATCTTTCTTATATCCAGCAGCATAACCAGACCTACCAGTAACAGATTCAGAATGAAGTCTAACCCATTCCATTAATGCTTGTGTTGCAGATGGACCAATAGGGTCTCTAAACTTTACATTAATAGTGTTCCATGTAAATCTACCAGAAACAAATGTTGATGTATTTAAGAATTGTATTTCAACTGGATCCATTTTAATACTAGGTCTCGAAGTTGATTCTACAAACCACTCATTTATTCCCATACTAGAAGGAAACCTTAAAATGAACCTATTTTGCCTTTTTGGTTCATATGGTAAAGGCATTTTCATAAGTAAATCCGCCATAATATATTTTTTTAATTTTTTTTTAAACTATTTATTATTATATTTAATAAATATCTACTAATTAGAAAAAATGTTTATTTATTGTTTTTTTTATATTATTTAAAAAAAATGTATTTACTTTCTCTTTTTTAAAATTTAGTATTATAATATATTATTAATATAATAATTATATATAATATAACATTATACTTTCTCTTTATTACCTTTATTTGTTGAATATATTGTTAATTCTGGTTTGTTAACTTTATTTTTAATAGTTTCTATATTCTTTGGATCATCATCTGAAAACCCAATTGAAAATTTTAAATTCTTTAAAGCCTCTCCTTTAATATCATTTTTAAAAGAAAATGCTTTTTTGATTTTTTTAGCCATTGATTTACAATAATCATAAAATTCATTTAATGCTTTTACCTTTTCATCTTCAGGATTAGCAGCGCTGCCTGACCCAAATGATACAGGATAAAATTTACATAAATCTAAATAATCATCAATAATATCACCCTCACTTTCAAAGGCAGTTAAATCTCTATACTTTTTAAGGTTATGTATAACTCTTTTGTTACTTATCCCATTAAAATCATTATCAATATAAATTTTAACTGCTTTTTTTAATGTTTCTGGGTTGTGTCCCCTTGCTGTTATAATTGAAAATATTGAACCATTATTAATTGCTTCTTTGAAATCTGAAAATGCTGGTCCTGTTTTTGCTATCATAATGTCTTTCAAAAACTGTTCATCGCCTTCAACTTTAAATTGTCTAAATGGTAAATTGGCATAATTAACTATTGTTGTTCCTCTATATTTAAAATCTTTCTTACCAATATCCCCCCTATATTTAGCAAAATCGTGAGTTGACATCCCAACTTCTTCATCATTATTATCTAATAAAATTATTTCAGTAGGCATAAAAACAATATTATCATCCCAATCAAATGCATAATATTTCATATCAGGAGTATTATTAATATCAAAACTTTCAACTATCATAATTATTTTTTTATAATAAATATTCATTTTTATTGAATTATTAAATATAAGTTTAATATAAAATAGATTTACTGCTATATCTTTACTTATGTGTTATAAATTTTTATTTTTATATTAAAATTTTTAATGAAAAGAAATATACAAAAACCAGAAAAAAAAGGGTTTGGTTTGTCTATGGTTATGGGATTCTGGGGGTTAATATTTATAGGTTTCTTATTTTCCCCAAAGAAACAATCCCCAGCGTTAATAGAAATGATTCCAATTATTAAAGTTGATACATTATATCTTGAATCTAAAATACAACCAAAAAAAGAAGAAAAAGTTTTAGTTGATAGTAAATCTAAAATAAATAAATATGCTTATGCTGGTAGGTCTTATGGTTATGATATACGTAATTTAAATAGAGTTCAATTAAAAGCATACCTTGAAAAGTATGGATTTAGAAATTTGAAAAATGCTAATCTATTTAAAATGAGAAGAATATGGATGGCGTTTAACTACGATGACATGCTTATGAATGTTCATCACTTAACTGACTTTCCAATATCAATGATATACTCATTCTTTATAATTGAAGCAACAAACAAAGGTATTGAAACAAATCTATGGCGTATTCATGCTAATGCAGGTGGGGGTAAAGCAATAAAAGGTTTTGGTACGGTTACTTATAACACAAGGGAAGTAATCAAAGGCAAAAATAAAATGATTAAAGCTAAGTTTTATAGCGCTAATTCAACAGAATTAGGTATAGAGGCTTGGGCTAGAATATTAAATTCTGGTAGGTATTATGATTGTAAAAAGGCAAATTATAAGTTACCGAAGAAAGATTTATATGAAAGCATATGTAAATGCATTTACGAATCAGGTTATCATACTGACCCCAAGTATAAGTTCAGAGCAGAGTTTATGGCTGAATACTGGGAAATAAAAACAAAGAATTTCCCAATAGAAGAGTTCTAAAAGAAAACCCCCACCTCAAAACTGAAGTGGGGGTTTTTTGTTTTATGAATAAATATTATCATCATTTATATCCCAACTACCATCATTTTTAACAGATTTAATTTGATTAGGTTTAATTGCAACATAGGTAGTTAAATCATTAGTTCTACCATAATTAGCATCAGTTTGAATAACCCCATCATATCCATTTTCTTTTAATTTATCAACAAATTCACCAAAATCATACCTATATATTTTCCACGAAGGTATTTTATTAAATCCACCATAAGCCCAGTTAGGCATATTATTTAGAGAATCTTTAATTGTATTAGTTAATAGGTTTTTATTTTCTAAAAATGAAACCCATTCTTTTGGTGTTAACAAAAGATTTTGTAAGTTTAATGGATTTTGTATTGATAAATAAAAAACTCTTGGTTTTTCTTTGTTTGAATTGTTAAAAGTTTTCACAAAGTTTTTGACCCAATTTTTATCTTTTGCAAAATAAAACATTGAATTCTGACCAAAGGTACCAAAACTCTGGGGAATAAACTCATTAAAATTATTATCCCCAGAAACATTTTGGTGGTAAACAGAAATTGGTTCTCCATTTTCAATAATTTTACTATCCCCAAACCATTTCCAAAAATTATCATTTATATTAGTTTTAATTTTTTGTGCTTCAAACAAATATTCATTTATATTTTTTGATATAATATTTCTTAATTTCATAATTGTAAGTATTTTAATATATATATTTAAAAACCCAAAAAAACAAAACCCCCACCTCAAAGCTGAAGTGGGGGTTTGTTGTAAAATTCCATCATTATACCCTAGAATAAGGCTCAATGTTGGATATGTCCATCATTATATGTCTTCAAACGAAGCACCCGTAGGTGTTATCACAAATTCAAGCGATATGAATTCTAATGACCTAGTAGGCTTTATGTAAATTTTACCGCTCATTGTATTTCTATCAATATCTTCTGGGTCAGATGAAACTGTAACACGGAAATCAGTTAAGCCACGATCCCTTCTAATAGCATCTAGGATTGGATTTACGGTGTCCAAAAACTGTTGGCGGACTATCTGGTCATTTTGCTCAAAAAGAAGCCTCACAGCGACCGCAGAGATTAATTTACGTGCTTGCAATAGCAACCTTCTAACGTTAAGTCTATTTAATGCAGACTCCCTAACTTGTAATGTTTTATTACCCCAAATTACGGTATTCACATCAGAGAATGTTGCAATAGGATTTATTCTACCTTGGTATAATATATCTCTTTCGTCTTGTGTAAGTTTAAGTCTTGCTTTTACTGAATTAACCAAACCTCTACTATAACCAGCAGATGCAAACCAAGGGAATGCCACGTTATCAGTTAATGCTAAGTTTCTACAAACTTCCCCTGTTGGTGGAATATAAACTTGTGTGTTGTTTGTTGTATCTCTAACCAAAATCCAAGGGTAATATGTTGCTGTATAATTTGAATCAATATTTGTTTCCTCCAAAGATACAATTGATTCTTGTGGGTATATATATGCTTTTGTATTTGTATCTAATAAATCAGCATCTGGCGTTGTTGTTATATAAATTGAATCTGCTCTATCGTTTTCAACCATATCAATAGCCGCCTCAACCAAATTACTATTATTAACATAATCAATACCTGGGGTAACGAATACATTAATATTAACTGATTCTGGGTTTTTATATGTTAAAACACCTTTTAAGTATGCATAATAATCTGTTGTTGCAAAATCAATAGTACCATCACCTTCAACAATTTGCTTAAATGTACCTTGACCAGTTGCGGCAGCATATCTGCCAGAAACACTTTTGGCTCCCCTCATATAACCAGTTCCACCAATTATATATTCATCACCATTTGTTCTTTTCTCATTATAGATATCCCAACCATCAAATCCACCTTCTAACATTAATGTGAATTTTCTTGAATATAAATAATAGTATGCGTTTGTATTATCTTCTGGTTCAGAGTTAAAACTAGATACACCAACTTCAAAAGTTGTTTCACCACTTGTTGTGTATGTGTTTACTATTGTAACAGTCGTAGCACCAGAATCCATGTGGAATCCTTTTGTAATTACGTTCCAATCAACACTATCAGATATAATACTTGTTGGGTTAACTTTTCCTTTGTATGATAAGAACGCATTATCATATCCGAATGATGTTGAAAAGCCTAAATAAGTTCTCTTAACATTATCAGAAGTAACAACGTTACTAGTTGCAAAAGGTTGGTTATAAACAGTTTGATTATTGTAATAATATTGTGTTTTATACAATGGTCCAGGAGTTTTACTTGAACCATATTTTCTATGCTGATAACCCATAAACCCACAAGGTAATGCGTCATTTGGATATTCTTCCGACATCTCCAACATAACATACTTAGATACTAAATTGTATTCCCCATCGCTAGTACCTATTTTTTTACCAATAAAACTATTTGTTGTCTCATCTAATGTGCAATTTGTGTATTTCTCAAGAACAACTGGTGCAGAATCAGAATCATAAAAACTCCTAACCAAAACATCAAATGTTTTATTCTTAAATGACATATTAACAATTGATACTTTAACTTCAGTATTTGCACTTGAACCATCAGATATAGAAATAAATCTAAATAAATTATATACTTTATTACCCCTCAATTCAGAAACAACATAAGGTGACTTTGGTGATTGATATTGCTCTAAATACCAACCAATTGAGTTAGCATTACCACTTCTAGCAGTGTCTAAATAAGTTAAATCAAATCTTAATCCCCTAATGTATCCCATTTTATACATTTGATTTAACAAATTAGGATAGTGTTCTTCAACAAAAATAGGGGTTTCATTTTTAGGTTTTCCGAAATTATCTACACCTATAACATTAGTAATGTAATTAGCGTTAGTATCTTTCATAGATACATCAAATGTAAATGTTTTATTCTCTTTAGTTTTACCACTTAAAACAAAATCACCATAAGGATTTGATGTTATTACAGAACTATTTGCGGAATCAATTTTTAAATTATTGCCTTCTACTTCGTAAATAGGCCCATGTTCAGTTGATGAGTAACTTGTTAAACCTCTTGACCTTAATGTGGCAACAACAACATTATCATAATTAGGAAAAGTCTTACCGCTAAATTCAAATATTTGACCAATAGCCGTTCCTATAAATTTGTTGGTTGGGGTGTTAGCTGAATAACTACTAACATAATAATAGAAAGAATAACCAGAATATCCGCCATCTAATGTATTTGTAAATGTAGCGTAATACCAAGGGAAATTTTCTGATTTTGGTGTACCATCACTATTTAATGGAACTATTGTATCAAAATAATTATATGTTATACCTGATGTAAATGTTGAAGCTGTTAATGTGTTATAAGTTGATGCTGGTATTGAACCATAATATTGTGTTTGTGCGGATAATGTACTATCCAGATATAACTCATTAGTGAAATTTTTCAAATCATCATAGAACGTTGAAAATGAACCATCGCTACCTTGGTAAGTGCTTCCAGAAAATTTAGCTAATGTAATATAACTATTACTTGATAAATTTATTAAAAGGGCACCTGCTGATGTTCCTGAAAAATTTATTACAAAGTTTTCACTTTCGGATGTATAGTCAACTGTTGTTGTATCACAATTACCAATAGTAGTTATTGACCATGATTGACCAGCATCATATCCTGATAATCCTAATATTCTAGTTACATATAATTGATTTGATTGTTGCAAATATGACTTAGCAATATATGCTGATTCATATTTAGGTATTTGTGTGTTAACATATTTTTCTGGTGATGTACCTCCAAAATATGTTTGATATTCATCATAACTTGATATAAATATAGGTTCAAAAG